ATCCGTTTTCACCCAAGATACAACCCTGTAATTGCCCTTACAAGCCTTCAATACGGCTCACCTAACTATCAGCTCACAACTGTTCAAGATTGCTCATATGCTTGGATTGAAGATTCACAAATTGTCTTTCCTTATGCGATGCTTGCTACTACCTACACCAACCAAGGCCCACTTCAATTTGGTTTTCCAACAACTGCTCGCCAAGAAGTATTTCTCAAGTATTCTTATGTCAATGGTTATGCAAATACCACTATTGCTACGGCAACCGCAGGGCAGAATAGCCTAACGGTCAATGACGGAACAGGAATTACCGCAGGGCTAACCCTCAAGATTTATGACGGCTTTAATTCAGAGTTTGTCACCGTAGCTTCAACCTACACATTTGGCTCAACAACTATTCCTCTTGTTAGCGCGCTTGCCTATACCCTTACTTCAGGAACTTCGATCTCTGCCCTACCTCCCGCCATCAAGGAAGCCGCAATTCTTGTGACTACCTCAATGCTTAAGGTTCGTGGCGATAACTCAATGGTTATGGGTGTTGCATCACGCGCATCAGAAGCCGTACCTGGTTCACAGAAATTAGGTACAGAACTAGCAGTTGCTATGAACTTGCTTGCCCCTTATCGCAGGATTAGATAATGGCTCTTACAGGTCGCGCAGCCGTTCGCTCAACCCTCGCAAACTTTATTGGCAATCCGCCAGTTCAAGGCATCAATCAAATCTTTACATCCTTTCCTAAGCGTATTGATTTTCAGGTTAATGCCCTGCCTTCTCAACTATCTCGCACAGCCGCAGTTATTCATATTGAGTCAGAAAACGAAAATCGCTTGGCGATAGGTGGAGCTACTAGCGGTATTAAGCGCATAGATTACACAGTAGTTGTTCAGCTATTCCATCACTCAATGGAGCGCAAGTCAGAAGATGCTATGAATGATTTTGATAGCGTGATTGACAACCTCAAGGCAAAGTTGCGTTCAGATCACCAATTTGGTGACCCATCTAGCAACCTTGTATGGCAAGGCGCAGAACCCGTCATTTCGGTTTCTTACGGCGAGCCTGTATCTAACGATGGCACTTCCACAGAAACTTGGGCATCTGTTCGATTTGATGTTACCCAAATGATTCAAGCATAGGAGCAAGAATGGCTAAATACACTTACGAAGGTCACGATGAGCGAACTTTTCCAAGCATAGGTATCACAGTAAAACCTGGCGATACATTTGAAGCCTCAGATGATTTTGTGGCACACAATGTAAAGCCAAGCAAATCAACCAAGCCAGCCCCAAAAGTAGGAGATGAAGAATGACACTAGCCCAAAATTCCGTAAAGTCGTACCTTGGGGTTGCCTTAGAAACAACCAAGGGTACTCCTGTCGCAGCAACAAACTTTGTACCAATCACACTTAACACATTTAAGCCTGTTGATGTTATTGCGCCACTATATGACACAGGTATTCGTGGTTCATTAGTTGAAAATTACAACTATGTTCAAGGCCGCCGTAATACAACTATTGACTTTGGTGGGCCTGTATTTGCCGACACAATCGGTTATTGGATTGCAGGTATCTTGGGAGATGTCACCACAACAGGTTCAACAGCTCCATATACCCACGCAATTTCTCTCAAGAATACCGTAGGCTCAACAAGTGATGCTCAACCTAAAGCATTGACCATTACGGATTTCTACGGAGCTAACACCCGCTACTACCCTGGTTGCCAAATCACAGATTTTGGTTTGACATTTAGTGCTGACGGAATGTTGGAATATGCAGTTAAGGCTATGGGCTTCCCATCAAGCACAACAACTGCCCCTGCTCCATCTTTTTCAAGCGTTCTACCTACCCAAGTATGGACAGGTACAGTAAGCGTTGGCGGTTCAACAATCGCTTATGTTCGCACCGGTACTCTTGATCTTGCTCGTACATCAGAAGCAATTTTTGGTGTTGGCAATACTCAAGCTCCATACCAAGTATTTCTTGGCGCGCTAACTGCTAAAGGTAAGATCACATTCATCATGCAAGATGACACAGAATTGACCCGTTACCTTACAAACACACAGCCAGCAATCACATTTAACTTCTCAACAGGAACAGGCGCTACTGCTACCCAAGTTGCTTTCACTCTTACAAAGGGTGCTTATGTAACTGGCGCAATCGAGCGCAATACTGATTATGTAGAAGTAACTGTTGATATTGAAGGTCTTGGAAACACCACAGATGCGGGTGCAACTTCAGGATACTCACCTGTCAAGTTCACACTACAGAACGCACTTCCTTCTGGCACATTCCAGTAAAGGATAAGATGTCTGACTGGTGGCCGCCTTCCCCGCCAGTCAGACCCTATTAGGGAGGCAAGTTGGAAGGAAACCCATGTCTAAAGTAATTACATTGCCTAGTGGCAATACAGTAACCCTGCGCGACCCAAGCACACTTCGCGTAAAAGATCGCAAGAAAGTTATTGCGGCAGCAGCAAATCAAGAAGGCTTGCTTCAAGCCCTATCTATGGTTGATGGTCTAATTGCGGTTCTTGTTGAATCGTGGAGTTTTGACCTTATCATTCCATCAGTTCATATCGCATCATTAGACGAGCTAGAAATGCCTGACTACGATGCTATCGCCGCAGAAGTTAATGCGGTTCAATCTGCAATCTTTCCTGACTTTACAAAGTCCGAAGCCAATGAAAAGAACCCTGATAGCCCTTTAGACGGCTCGAACGGTTAAAGGGGGCGCTACGGGGAGAACAACGCAACAGGCTATATGAATATCCTGATGATGAGTATTTTTATTATTATTGCGCCAAAGAGTTTGGTTGGACAATAACTGAAACAGATGAGCAACCTGCTTACATCGTTGATTGGGTTATTTCAATCGCAAACATAGTTAAAGAGGTTGAAAATGATAACGAGCAATATCAATGAGGTTATGCGCGCCGTAGATAAAGCAACTTCAAAATTAGACACAGGTGCGCGTGAAGCCCGTGACGAAATGATGACTACTCTTATTCAACTTGCTAAAGAGGAAATCCAAGGCGAAAGACCTAAAGGTCAAAAAGCTACTCCTGGACAACCTCCTATGAACCGCACAGGCAATTTGCGCCGTTCTATTCGTGGTGAAAAGTATCGTCAAGGTTTTGCTACTTACTCAGCCGTTGTTGGCCCAACTATTGTTTATGGTCGGTCTGTTGAAATGGGTGGCAAATACGCGCCTCCTACATGGTCGGGTGAAACAAAAAGTAAAGCATTTCCTTATATGCAACCGGCATTTAAGAAATTCCAAAAAGTCGCTTATGCAATTATGCGTAAGCATTTAAGTTTGAGAGGGTAACAAATGGCTGAGTTCTTTCCACCGGTTATCTTTGAAATTCAGGCTAAAGCTACAGAAGCACTTGCTACATTTGGCAAAGTTAATGCTGAATTGGCAAATATGGAAAAGAATGGCGTACTTGCTGGCGGAGCATTAGGTAGGCTTGAAAAAGCTTCTAAAATGGCTGGTACTGCTATTTTGGGTCTTGGTGGAGCATTTGCCGTATTTGGTATTGCTAGTGTTAGAACTCTTGATACAGTAGAAAAATCTCAAGCAAACTTAGAAACCGCCGTTAAAAATACAGGCGTAAGTTTTGATGCAGCCAAGCCTGCTATTGATGCTCACGCTAAATCTATGATGGCTCTTGGTTTTACATACAACGATACCTACGATGCCTTGGCTAAAATGACAGCCGCATCGGGTAGTCCAAAACTTGCTCTTGATAGCCTTGGAGCTGCTGCCGACCTTGCTCGATTTAAGCAAATTTCACTTGCCGAAGCAGGAACACTTCTTGCTCGCGCATCTATTGGTCAGGCAAAAGGCTTGGGCGATTTGGGTATTGCTTTAGGTAAGACAATTCCTAAAGGCGCGACTTTTGCTCAGGTTCTTCAAGCTATTGAAAATAGGGCTGGCGGAGCTGCTAACGCTTTTAAGAACACCCTAAGCGGAAGTATTGCGGTTGCTCAAGCTAATTTTCAAGCATTAGAAGTTCAAGTTGGAACAGCACTTGTTCCTTCACTTATTAAAGTTACCGATTGGATTACCAATAAGGGTATTCCCGACCTTAAAGCATTAGGCAAAATTATTAGTGATAATCAAGGATTATTTAAAACCCTTGCTGCCATACTTGTTGTTATTTGGTCAGTTCCAAAAATTGCAGGAATTGTCACCGCAATACAAACTCTTATTAAAGTTTATGAAGCATTAAGACTTGCCGCTGCTACCGCCGCTATTGCTACTGCTTTTGCTACAGGTGGAGTAAGCGTTGCTGCTGCTACTGCCGCTATTGCGGGTGCTGCTGCAATTTATGGTGGCTTTGTTCTTAAAAATGATTTGTCCAAACCAGCCGCAAAAGGTGCGGGCGTTGGTGTTCCTGAATCTATTATGCAACAACAGCCTATTACTTCTAATCTTGCTGGTAAGGGCGTTAGTCGCGTTCCTGCAACTGCAAAAGCATCTGCTAAAAAAACAACGGTTATTCAAAACAACACCGTGTATGCTAGTAACACAAATGATATCGCTAAGAAATTGGCAAAAGCCGCTAGTAATGGAATACCAGTAGGAGCCAAATAATGACAGTTTCAGTTTATCAATTTGCATTTAACGGTCTTACTATTGGCGCAGGAACTAATTATGTCGTTGAAAACATTGATGGCTTGGGTGGCACATCTCCGCTAAGAATTCAAGACGATAATCGCGGTTACATTGATGGCTCATATTCAGGGCGCGATTTCTACGATGGCAGAACCGTTACCTTTGACATATTGGTTCTTGGTGACTCTAGTTATAGCGCGCAGTATTACTACAAGCAACTACAGTCAGCCTTTGCTCCACAGGCTATTGGCTACTATGTTGACCCAACAGGCACAACACCTGCATCTAGCCAACTACAACTATTTCAATTTCAATTAACAAGCGATACAGGCCCAAAGCGTATGTATGGTCGCGCTCGCGGTGTTACAACCCCTGTTAATCCTGAGTTTAGCTTTGGCTACATTATGTGTCGCGCTGAGTTTTTCTTTCCTGACCCACGCTATTACGATGAAACAGCAACATCGGTTTCAGGTTCAGTTGTTGGCGTAAGTAATAGCGGATGGGCAACATCTTGCCCCGTTATTACCGTTGCCTCACCTAGCTCTAGTGGATATATTGGAGATGGCACAACGACCATGTATTTTGCTAATGTGGTTTCAAGCCCATTGGTTATTGACCTACTTCAACGGGTTATCTACATGAATGGTGTTCCTTACAGAAACCTTATGACGGTCACATCAACAGGATGGCTTGCAATCGCTCCAAGCAGTTCAGGTACTTGGACTAGTAGCATAGGCTCCATGTCTATTTCCTACAGAAACGCTTATGTATAATGGCTTATACATTTCGGTATGTAACAACTAATCTTTACCAATCAGGTTCATCGGCTAACCCAATTATTGCTGAACTTCCATTTACCAATGTGAACTTTACTCAGCAACTTAATTCTATTGGTACATTTCAAGGCGAAGTCTTGCTATCGGGTATTAACTCAGCCAACCTTAATGTTTATGACGGCACTATTCCTGGCAAGACAATCTTGTGGGTTATCTACAATGACACGCAAAACTCTAATAGTTACCCTGTTTGGTCAGGGGTTATTTGGAACCGCGAGTACGATTCAGACAGTCAAATCCTTCATATTACGGCTCAAGAAATGCTTAGCCTGTACCAACGCCGCCGTATTTCCGATAATAAAGATTACACAACTAATACCGCAACAATTACGGGCGCAAACGGCGCAGGTTCAACGGTTATTTATTATGCCAATAACAACTTTGTGGCTGGTCAAACTGTTAGCGTATCGGGTGTAACTCCTAGCGGATTCAACTTTAGCAGCAAAGCAATCGTTTCCTGTACCTCTACTACCTTTATTGTCAATAGCACTTATGGTGGTGTTTATTCATCAGGTGGAACGGCAACTGCCACAGGATATGACCCAACCTATATTGCTAAAAGTTTAATGCAATACACAGAGGGCAAGACTCATGGCAAAACAGGATTGGCGTATTCTGTGCCAAGTTCTACTTATGCTGCTGCCCGCACTTATCATAACTACGAATTTAAGTCTGTATATCAGGCAGTAAAAGATTTAGCGCAGAACTTTTTTGACTTTGCCATCATCCCTGATTCAACTACAGGCAATTTAATAAATACATTTACTATTGGAATTCCTTTGGGTGCTACATATAGTGCAAGCGACCCTACTTCATCCGTGTTTCAATTTCCCGGTAACATCATCTCTTACAAGTTTCCTGAAGATGGGCAAACTGCCGCTAACACCCTTTATGGACTTGGTTACGGAGCTAATAACAGCAAACTTACCGCAACCGCTATTGACGGAGACAAAATAACAACAGGCGATTGGCCGTTATTGGAGGATGCCGTCAACTACATAGATGTCAGCGATACGACCCTGCTTAAAAACCTTACGCTAGGTCGCTTAAATGCTGTTTCTTATCCGCCAACTACAGTTGAAATTGTTATCCCAACCTATGTTGACCCTTATTATTACAAGGATTACAGCATTGGCGATACGGTTCAAGTTCGTATTACCGATGACTATTTTCCAACAGGATTAAACCTTGTTATGCGTATTGTAGCTTTAAGTGTGAACCCAGGGGAAAACGGCCCTGATCGCGTTACCGTTACTCTTACCCGTGAACTTGCCGCAGGAACAGTTAGTTAGGAGAGCAAATGTCGTATGTAAATCTACCCGTTAATTTACAAGATATGTTCTACGCTCTTTCTGACCGCATTACTAAATTGGAAACAGGCCCTAGTGGGCCACAAGATACTGCCGATGCCGCAAATATAGCCGCAACTGCCGCATCTTTAAGCGCAGTAAACGCGCAAACAACTGCCGAAGGTGCGCAAAGAACTGCTAATGGTAAAAATACTGTTTATTACAATACCTATGACCCAACTAGCCAAGCTAATACCGCAGGTGACCTTTGGTTTACATATACAACAGGTGGCGTAGTTACTGCTCAATGGACAGGGCAAGGCGGTACATCTTGGACACAAAACACTCTTGCCAATACCGTTATTGCCAACCTTGATGCGGGCAAAATTACAACAGGAATTCTTGATGCCACGCTTGTAACTGTTACTACAAGCCCAACGGCTACTAACTCAATTACTTTTAGTGGCGCAAATACCTCTATTGACTTTAAGGTAGGAGGTTCTCCAAGAGCCCATATTGTGCCTTTATCATCTTATGGTGTTTTAATGCACTATGGAACCTATGCCGACCCTGGCGGTTCAACATATCCTCAAGTTTATGTTGGTTCAAGTAACGCTTCTATGGGCGCAAGCAACTCATATTATTTTTCATCTGTTGTTGGTCAAAATTATTCTATTGGCGATACAACAGTAAGTGGGCAATTAACTGTATCCGGCAATTTAATGGTTCAATCAATGACATCTTTGTCGGCAACAGGTGTTGTATGGTCATCTTCAAATAAGCGTTTTTATCTTACAACATCAACAGAGCGCCATAAAGATAACATTACGCCAATACCTGAAGCAGATTACCTTTCTAAAATTCTTAGCCTTCAACCTGTTACTTTTAATTACAAACCCGAATTTACTGACAATCCTAATCAAATTATTTCAGGTCTTATTGCTGAAAGAGTTGCTGAAATTCCTGAATTTTCTACTGTTATCAATTTAGATAAAGATGGATTGCCTGAATCTATTGCTTATGACCGTTTATTAGTGTTTATTATTCCCGCATTAAAACAAATAAACAACCGACTAACTGCTTTGGAGGCAAAGTAATGGAAACACAGATGAGCGTTGAGGAAATCTTAAAGGGTATGCGAGAGATTATTGGCGAGCAAGCTCAACAGATTGCAATTCTCAAAGCAGCAATTTCTTCGCTAGAAGCAAAACCAACCGAAATCTAATTCCTACAACTCGAAAGAGCGCAAATGAACTCAGATACAGCAACCATTGTATATTCCTACTTCTTCGTAGCCGCCGCACTATTAGCGGGCATGGGCATGATTGCCAAGCACACTATTGGCAAGCACACAGAGGAACTTAAAGATAAGTTGAACCGCATTGAATATGCGCTATACAACGATGGGCAAACTGGTCTT